TGAAAGTGGAATTACTATCACATTAGATGGTGAATCTATCATTACAGGAATGAAGCGTCCAGATGAAGCAGGTGAAGGTAGCGAAGGATTAGCCGAAGAAGAAATCATCGAAGAAGAAAAATTCGAAGAAGAAATTATCGAAGAAGAAATGGTGGACGAAATGCCAGCATTAGAAGAAATTATTTCCGTAATTGGAGAAGTAGTTGAAGAGAAAATGGCTTCAATGAAAGAAAAAATGATGGAAATCGAAGAAGAAATGGGTAAAATGAAAGACAAAATGTCTGCATTTGCATCCGAACCAGCTGAAGAAAAAACTGTACCAAACAAATTTTCTAAAGTAGAAGTAAAAGCATCTACACGTAACACTAAGCGCTACAACCAGATGTTAACAAAATTATCAGCGCTTAAAAAATAATTATTAAAATTTAAATTAATTTACGATGGCATTAAACGTAGCCGCATTAGCGGATTTTAACAACGAAGTAGCTGGTAAGATCGTTCTTGATACTGTATACACTGGTAATACAACTGAGTATGTATCAGTACAGGAAGGTATCAAATACCAAGAGCCACTTAACCTTATTTCTGTTACTCCATTCTTCCAAGGGGGAGATTCAGTAACAACTGCTTCAGGATCAGCAGTATTTTCTCAAAGAAACATTACTGTAACTAAGAGAACAGCTTACGATTCTTGGAACTTACAAACATTAACTGACAAGTATCTTGGTGTATCTGCTTTACCAGCAGGTTCTTACGAAGAAACTATGACTATCTTGAACGACTTAACTTCTGATTTAGTTAAGAAAGCACAGCAGGCTAATGATACTTTCCTTTGGGGAGCTGTATCAGGATCTTCTACAGATTCTAACTCTAACGTAGTAGCTGAAGCTGATGGATTCAAAGCATTAATTTCTGGTTCAACTGCAGGTGTAGTAGAAGCAACAGGAGTTGGAGCAAATGTAATTACAGGATCAACTGCTTACGCTCAATTAACTTCTATGTTAGCTGATGCTGATGCAAACATTATCGATGCTGAAGATTTAACTTTCTTCATGGGTACTAAAGTATTCCAAAGAGTAATCTCAGGATTAACTACTCAAAACTTATTCCACTTCGATCCTACAACTGTAGAAAGAAGAAACGGATTCTACGAAGTACCATTACCAGGATATCCAAACGTGAAAATCGTTGGTGTTTACGGATTAGGTTCTTCTGAAAGAGTAATCTTAGGCCCTGCTTCTGACATGGTGGTGGGTACAGATTTAGTATCTGATACTACAAACTTCCAATTATGGTTTGATATCAACTCTGATACATTAAAGTACAGATTGAGAAACAAATTAGGAGTTCAAATCGGACACCCAGAGTATTTCGTATCAAACGATCAAGCATAAGTTTAATTAATAAAACCAGATAAAAGATGGCATGTGATATAACATCAGGATTTGAATTAGCTTGTCGAGATTCGATAGGCGGAATTAAGAACATATACATATTGTCTGGTTCAATTGCTTCTGTAACAGGCGCTGGTGCCGGTTTATTAACCGACATTAGTGGAGTAGGAACTTTCTATAAATTTGAACTTGTTAAACAAACAGGTGATTTTACAGAAACTCCAACACCTTCTGTTGAGAATGGAACTGTATTTTTCGACCAAGTCGTAAATGCTCCTTTCCACAAACTACAATCTTCAATTAGAAATCAAGTTAAAGTTTTGGCTCAAAATCAAGACTTGAAAATAATTATAGAAACCAATAACGGATCCGATGATTCAGTAGGAAAATTCTTCCTAGCTGGTCAATCAAACGGAATGACGTTAACTGGTGGTAGTGGTGCAACTGGAACAGCTTATGGAGATTTAAATGGATATTCTTTAACATTCGGTGGGCAAGAGCCTTATCCAGCGAGTGAGTGTAGTGGTAGCGATTTAGCTGCTATTATGTCAGGAATTTCTGTAGTCTAAATAAATTTTTAGGAAAAGGGTTACGCTTAATTGCGTAACCCCTACCTAAATTAAAATAACATATGATACAATTACAACATAATCCAACAGGAAGTTCTACTATAGCAATTTGGAGTGATTTACAACCTCCATTTTCAGGCAGTGAAATGTCATTTACCTTAACTTCTTCATTTGAAGGAGATTATAGTACAACAAATGTAACTGTATCTTCAAACAAATCTAATGCCTATAGTGGGGGTTGGATTTTATTTGATTTAAGTTCTTCTTTAGTCCCTACTTCAAGTGGACATTATACAGCCAACATATTTGAAGGTATTTCCAGTATACAAACTTGGAATAATACGACAGATATTTGGAGTTCAATAACAGATGCATGGGTAAGCTTTGGAATTATACCTTATTCATGGATAGAAGCACCAGATGCTTGGGCTGATATAACAGATACTTGGTATACTTACGGATTTACTACCATACCAGGAAGAACAATTACTACTGATAGAGTATTCGTTTCAGGAAGTGATTACGATGAACAATACAAATACGAAAACCAGGAATTATCATACTATTCAGTTTACAATGGATAAAAAAAATAAACTAAATTTTTCCTCTATAAAACGTGATGCATATAAAAAAGTATCAGGTAAGGAAAATGCAGAAGAAGGATTTATTAAGTATGGAGCAAATAATTTGTATCCTAATTACTTAATTGATCTATACAATCACTCTACAATTCATGCATCATCAGTTAACGCAATTGTTGAAGCAATACGAGGTGAAGGATTAGTAACAGAAGACGAATCAGTCTTAGATTTCGCTAATAAATCCGGAGAATCTTGGAATGACATATATAACAAAGTAGCAATTGACATTAAATTATTTGGTGGATTTTCTCTTGAAGTTATATGGAGTAGAGATAGAACAAGAATAGCAGAAGTTTACCATATAGATTTCTCATATATTCGTTCAAAAAAGAAAAATTATAGAAACCAATGTGAAGGGTTTTATATCTACAATGAATGGGAGAAAATGTATACATTTAGTGGTAATGTAAATTTAAGTGAAATACCTTATTTGCCAGTATACAATCCATTAAAACGAGATGAAGAACCTAAACAAATATATGTTTACCAGCCATATTCACCTGGTAGAGAATATTATCCAAGACCTGACTATGTTGCTGCAAGTAAAGTAATAGATTTAGATCAGGAAGTAGATAATTTCCATATTAACAATATTCAAAACGGGTTAGCTCCAAGTTTATCAATTACTACTTTTACCAACGCTACAGATGATGAGCGTATGGCAATTGAGAATATGCTTAAACAGCAATATCAAGGTAGTAGCAACGCGGGAAGCCTCATGTACATAGACGTTGATTCACCTGAAAATGCTCCCGTTATAACGCCTATTCCTCAAAACGGCGCTGATGGTTATTATGTAGCAATTAACGATATGGTATCTCAAAAGATATTATCAGCACATAGAATTACATCACCTGCCTTATTAGGTATTAAAGAAAATACGGGATTAGGAAATAATGCAGAAGAATTAGAGACAGCATATAGATTATTCTTAAATACAGTAGTATTACCATTTCAACAAGCAATATTAAGTGTATTTGAAGTGCTTTTAGGATATAATCATGAAGATATAACAATAGGTGTATTACAAAAGAATCCATTATACGAAAGTGAGAATGATGAAATGGAAGTAGTTACATCACAAGAAGCCGATACCGAAGAAGTAGCATCATTAGAAGATGAAGTAGGAGATTTAGAAGAGCCACAAGAAGGTAAAGGTGATGGTATAACAGGAGGTATAACAGGAAATATAGATTAATTATGACAGATACTCTATTAATTAGTTGGACAAAAGTTAAACAGTATACTGATATAAATGATTCAGTAGATCCAGATTTAATCAAGAACAACATACGCACAGCACAAGATATTCAATTACAAAGAGTAATTGGAACTTTATTGTATCAAAAACTACTTACTTTAGTAGAAACTAATACAATGAGTGATAGTGAAAACGCCGCATATAAAACGTTATTAGACACTTATATACAGGATATGTTGCTTTATGCATCATATTATGAAATATTAGAATCTATTTATATACGCGCCAAAAACAACGGATTATTAACACCAACAGGTGGAGAAAATTCGGTAGAGGTAGATAGAAACAAGTATGAAATGAAACGTACTAGTATTTTGAACAAGTTCGAATACTATGCAGATAGATTATCTAAGTATTTAGTAGAAACACAAGCTGATTTTCCAGAACTAAATCAAAATACTTTATTATATCAGCAAATAGCTGATTATGGTTCTCAATACAAATCACCAATAGTATTCTCACAAAATACAAGATCACGTTATTTAAACTTAGCAAGGAGATTAGGAATGCCAATAGTTGATTCCGCTTATCCGCAATATCCACCTATAAAACAATAAAAAAGAGAAAAAATGGCTCAAGACATTAGTAACTTAGCAATTAATGCTTCCTTCCAAAACTTAGTTCAAGTATCAAGTTCAGCGGAGGGAAATATGCTTGCTACAGCAACCGGAACAGATTTTATAGTAGCGACAGCGTCGTTTGCTTTAAATTCATCAAATCAAGAATCAGCATCTTATGCAACATCAGCATCAGTAGCAGAAATAGCTACATCATTAAGTCCAAGTGCAACAGCATCTTATGCTGTAGATGCGTTTAGTGCTAAAAATGCAGAATTAGCAGATAGTGCTGTTAGTTCATCATATGCATTAAGTGCTTCATTTTCACAAAATGCCTCAACGGCTTCAATAGCAACAGTAGCAATAAGTGCTATATCTTCAACTACAGCTATAAGTTCATCTTATGCTACAACCGCAGGATTAGCAGATTTAGCTACAACAGCTTCACATGCATTAACAGCAGTAAGTGCTGATAGTGCTACAACTGCTTTAACTTCTTCTTTATTAGAAGGAAACGCAACTCAAGTTCAATCTATTGATATGGAAATCGGTGGAATACCTGCCGAACAAAGGATGACTTGGAACGATGTAGATGGAACAATAGATATCGGTTTGAAAGGTGGAAATGTAACCTTACAAGTAGGACAAGAATTAGTAACAAGGGCAGTAAATAAGTCTGGTGGCGATTTGTTAGAAGCAGATTATTCCGTAGTTCAAATATTAGGAGCCCAAGGTAATAGATTATCTATTGATTTAGCCTTAGCTAATGGAGCAGATGCTCAATCCGCATTAGGTGTTGTAACAGAGACAATATTAAATAACCAAGAAGGATTCATAACTACTAACGGATTAGTTAGAGGTATAGATACAAGAGGGCCGGGTGTTGAAGTATGGGAAGATGGCGACCCATTATACTTATCAGCTGTTGTCCCAGGCGGATTAACGAATATTAAACCTTCATCACCAGCTACATTAGTTCAAATTGGATTTGTTGTTAACGCAACAGTAAGTGGTTCAATCTATGTTAAAATAGAAGTTGGAACAGCCTTAACAGAATTAAACGATGTAACAATTGTATCAGCATCAAACGGAGAGATATTATTATATAACTCAGTAAGCGAATTATGGGAAAATACACCATCTTCTTCATTAAATGTTAACACAGCTTCATTAGCATTAAATGCCA